GAAACTTATAGTGGGTAAAGTATTGTCGTTTTCTACGAAGAGGATCGGCCTGTCGATAGTTTCGAACCACTGAGAGAACCTGTCCTGAATCTTCATCCACAGTGACAATGTAAGGTAGTTTAACGCCCGTAGGCTCACCATCGGGTCCAACATCTTCAAACCCTTCAAGATCAATTTCTGTGTGGATTTCAAGTAGTGTGTGAACATCGTCACCATATGATGGACGGACACCTTGCAACTCGTTGCCAGTTTGCCTAATCGAGCTATCATCGTCTTCATCTCCTGCCTGAAGTTCAATGTCCCGATACACGCCAGCGACCTGTAGCTTGCGAAGCTCGTTCTCGGTCATACGTACTACATGTGAGACACGCTCGGCAGTGTTCAAGTCACTCGCCGAGTACGGAACAATCAGATCTTCCGCCGGGACAAACTTCGAAACAGCCCGCTGCTTGCCGGCGTCGAAGTAGACCTTCTTAAATGTGGAACCCGTCAGCGGCAGATAAAACAGCATCTGATCCGTGTCCGGGTCATACTCCTCCATGATCTCCGTAATCTGATAGTTCATGAAGTCCTTGACGCGTTGCGCCTGATCTTCAGTGACCTGAGTTGCCGCACCAATAACCTGCGTCTTTACAGGACCGCCAGCAGGCAGCATTTCCTTGTACGCCTGCGCCTGAAACTGCGTGACAGCCTCACTCAACAGCGGATGATGCACACCACTCGCACCAAGAAACGGCTCGTTACGCTCCTCGTAATTCACACCAAGCAGCTTCAAGCCCTTGGCAATCGCCTCTTCCCAATCCTCTCGCGACTCCTTGTCGTCGTCAACCTTGTCACGAAGCTCGGAAGACAACGTGCCAAGAACAGAGTCGTCAAGAATCTCCGCAAGATTTGCGTTGTGGTCGTACATCTCGGCCTGAACCTCGACCATCTCTTCCATGCCGGCAAGCTCAATGCCGTCGGGGAGCATGTTCTCCTCGGGAAGTTCGACCATCAACTCTTCAGGCATCTGGTCTGCCGGACCACCGGCTCCCATCGCCATATCAACCATCTGCGGAGGAAGTGCCATTAAAATACGCCTTTGAATCGTTGCGGACGAGCAATGGGGCTGAAACCCTTGACCATGCCACCCTTTGCTTTACGAGGGCCAATACGCTTGATGTACTGCTCAAACGTCATCTGCTCGGAATAATCAGTCTCACCCGGACCGGGATCGTAGAACTTTTTGCGAAGCTCCTCGAGTTCCTTGTCCTCTTCTTCAATTTGCTTGTTTTTCAGCTTGCCCATCACATCACCTGTCGTGCCATAGCGCCGATGCCGGAGTGTACCAGCTTTGTAGGCCGTAAGTCTACGGGGCCACCTTTTGCGCGGCGAATCACCTTGTTCTCAAACTCATCACTTAACGGACCAATGTTTACTTCATATGTCGTTTGATCAGGCGACGGACGATCCTCTGGCCGATAGCGACGTGTGCGAATTCGATCTCCAAAGTACACGGCGCGCGCGCTTTTGTGATCCCTGCCCTCTACCTGCGGCCTTTCCAAGTTTCCTGTCGTGGGGTTGACAGCTTCAATGGTTTCAAGCTCAACAATATCGTTGCTATCTACAGCCTGTTTCAAACCTTTTTTAACGTGATCTTCATAAATCGTTCTAGGAATTACATCTGGATCACTTCTTGTGGTGCCGTCTGCTCGTCTGACCTGAGCAACAGGTCGGTCCCCAGCATCTCTGAAATCTTCCCAGTTAGGAAAAATAACGCCATCGAGTCCTTTCTTTTGTGCCTCGGCTAATGTCAGACGGATCGCGAACTGATTGAAATACGCATCCGAAGACTTACCAGCAAAAGGAGTGCCAGGACGATAGGCATCAGGCGCATCGGGGTTGTTGATAGTGTTTACCCAAGTTTCAAATGAGCGTTTTAATTCTTCACCACGTTCCGCACTTATACTCGGCGCAGAATCAATAAGTGCATTCATTTCTGAAATACTGTTTTCTGGTGGCGTTGGACGGAATATGCCCTGCTCAATAGTGCCGGCAATGTCGGTGGTAATTCGCTGTTGCAAGTTACGTTGAACCATCGCCGGTACACTGGTGTGGGTGTCAGCAAGCAGGACATCATCAACATTTGCCCCCAGAAAACCAAACGTGCCTGGGTCATCCTGTAGAAGTAAATCAAAGCTGCCTGTGCCTGTAGGAGAACCGGGCACAGCGTCTGCCAACAAAAACTCAAGGGGCGTTTCTCCTCGATCCATAGCATCTCGAACGCCTTCATAAAACGCTCTGCTGAGATTCGTGCCGCCCATTTGCTCAGAGCCTAGGGTGCCACCTTCGGCAGCAAAATCAATCGTGTCACCTTCCTGCGCCCGTTTTGCAATCACACGATTCAGAGTAGCAATGTCCTCTGCGTCGATGAAACTAGAATCAGGGTCTTCAATCGCTCCCTTCAACGCTCTTTTTATAGCCTCTACCCGTGTACTTTGACTGTATTGAGTAGTACGACGAGCATTGTAAGGATTACCGTCACCACCTAATGGCGTTCTACCTGACGGGGGCCGAGCATCTATGCGGAAGACTGAAAACTCAAGTGCGCTGTCAACTTGAGATGAGGACAAAGTTCCGCCCGCAATCCTATCAAGATCCGCATCATCAATAACTCTAAGCAAATGACCTGTCATCAGTTTTGAAAGAACTTCTGTAACAGGGCCAATGTCCGTCCGTGGGTCCAAGTTAGAAGGAACCCCCGTGGGTGCCGCCTCATATATGGACGCAATCGTGTCCGTCGTATCAGCAGGACTGGGCCGAACGCCGCCAATCAAAGCCAAATCATTCCCTAGCGCATTTGCCGTATCTTGTTGCTGCGTCTCAATACTGTCGAGTAAATCTGCCTGAGTTGACCCATCACCGCTTTGGCGGCTCTGCGCGGCATCGTCAAACACCTGACGAAACGTCGGATCAAACTCCATCAACTCATCAAGATTATACCGCTCTTCACCCGTAAGGAATCGGAACTCATCCCCACGACCTGATGCAAATTTACGCTCTGAAACCGTAGCGTTAGATTGTAATTCTTCAAGAACACCAATCCTGCGGCCCTGCCCGTCCGTTATAACTTTAAGACGAATATGGCCGAAGTACCCCGGTACTCCAGATTCCGCAGTGGCTGAAGTCCCTGGCCCACCACTAGCACCAATACTGTGGTCCGCAATAGTGCCAGGATTGCCACGCATTCCATACCCAGCAAAGGTGCCACCGCGAGTCTGCACCGTTTTGCCCTCAATAAACGGCACAGTTGAGTTGGGATTGCTCAGATATATATGCATCTGTTCACCGTAGACACGGTCAATACTGTTCTGACCAAAATCATCCAGCGAAGTCACCGGACCACCCTGCGCCGCATCAGCACCCACTTCTGACTGCAACAAAGTCTTCACGCGAAGCTGTGGAGTGTAGTCCCTATACAGCGCAATAACCTGACCACGGTACAACTGGTTCGGGGCGTGTTTCTCAAGGAACTCTACAAACTTGGAACCTTCGCGGTCACGCTTCAAACTTTCACCAAAGCCCCCGCGTAGCGAGTTCAACACGTCTTCTTTCGACATCGCGGCGTTGTCCGGCAACCGGTCAATAAGCTGGTACATCGGCGAGTAGTCCACGATATCACCTTGCCGTGCAGCGTCTCTGGTCATGACGCTATGCCGTGCAACTTGTGTGTCCAGACTAGCCGTCATCGGCATAACGCGGTCAGTCGGGATTAGAGGCGGCATGTCTACCTCGCCCGTAAACCCAACCTGCGGAGTGTCTGAAACTACCTCCGTAACGGTCCCTTCAATAATATCTTCTGCTGCTGTGACCGGGGGCGGTGTCGGCTCGGCACTAGCACGAACTTCTGGTGCGGGGGCCGTGGGCCGTGCTTGCGGCTGCGGAGGACTGTTTGTAAATAAGTTTTGAAACTCGTCGGACATTGACTCAGGCCAGGCAATACGAGTGCCTGCTGGAATCCGACGACCAGTGATGTCGTACATGTCTTCCTGAAACTCAAAAAGACTAAAAGGTCGAGCGGTTGACCCCGATACCAGGTCAGAGTCGGTTAAGCCAGGAACATAGTTGAAAACTGATGTACCATCCCCACCAGCAGGCCCACCCGGTATCATGTCAGGATTCATAGTAACGGTGTTAGGGCCGTATCGGATGTCTAATTCCTCTTGTCGGTAATTTGGTGCAAAACCAAACTCCCCATCCACAGAGTCAATCCGAAGATCCGGATCTGTCAGATCTGAATCGTAAGCGCCCTCCGCCGCAAAATATTGGTCAAGCTGCTCAAACTGCTGTGCTTGGGCAACCTCCAGACGCGCAGTCGCCTCGCCCTGAACATACAAACGACGGAGATCGTCCTCTGGACCCTGTATCTCCTCACCATTGGGCAACCGGACAGTGAACGTGTCGTCATCCGCCTCACGAACCACAGGTGCCGCCGCAAGAGCTTCATCCAACTCTTCTTGCGTTTCAGGCAAATACGGAAGCAAACGATTGCGCGGATCAGCTTGACCCCCATAACCCATTCGATTCGCCACAGATCTAGCACCAGAATCCGCCTTGGCGGCTGTCGCCAAAAGTTTTGCACTTTTCAAAAACAGCAAAGGATCAGCAATAAATTCGCCAGCAAATGCACCCTGCCTAAAAGGATTCACACCCGCACGGGACAACGCATCATCGCTGGTGCTGGGCGCGTCTAACTTGTCCCCCAACCCCACAGCGCGCATAACACCTTCCGCACCATACGTCTTACGAAACTCGTTTAACTGACGAAAATACGGGGATTCCTCTTGATTAATCGTCTTACCAGTAATCAACTTGTTCACAAGTGCTGGAGCATCACCAAAAGCAAGACCCGTTAAATCAGCCGGTAACCCTAAAATACCAGCCGCCATACCCGCGCCAACACCACCAATCACATTCGCACCTTCGGCAAATGTCTCCTTCAAGGACCGTGGATCGCGGATCGGCCTGCGATTTGCCATCGCACGTTGAACAGGAGTCGGCCTCGGTGTGGGAAGAGTCATGATACCCGCAGCACGGTTCGCGGGCGGCGGTACAGGGACCGTCATCGGACGACGGCGGGGATTAGGTTGTGGAACAGCTACCATTAGTAATAGTCTCGCTTCTTAGCGGGCAACCAATCTTCTAGCTCTTCGCCCTGCAAACTGATAAAACCACCCTGACGAAAACGCATCAGAGCCATTGTCATACTATCACAGAAGTCATCATGATCGCCATTTGGAAAAGAAGCAACTTCTTCTATTACCTCCTCCGCGAACTTCTGCGCGGCAGGATACCAAATTTTTCCTGACTCGAATATAGGAGAGGCCATATGCATGCGGGTCATCTTGTCGATACCGCCTCCACCCTTCCGGCGCCCCGGAGCAAACGTGATTACAGGGAGGTTCAGTAACCTCATCTCGTCAGCCAGTGGCATACCTGTTGCCTTGGCCTCGATGAGCATCATGTCCGGCTCCCAGTATTCGTTCTCCTCAATAGCAATCTGCTTTAGCTCCGGGAAGTTCCACCGCCCACGCTTGGCATCCAGCATTATCAGATGCTGTTCACCGTTGTTGTGAGGCTCAAACACACCCCACGTCGTGATGGCAGAGAAGTCAGCCGTTTCTTTCTTGGAGTACGCCGTGTCATACGACTGAATGATGTAGTCAAGCTGCGGAATATCTTCTTCCGTCCACTCGTTCCACCACTCCCGCTTGATAACAGCAGTCTCTTCCGACACAGGATTTTGTTGCCACTGAGCATTCCACTTGCCCAACGACAGCGAGGCTTTCACCTTCAGAAGCTCGTCTTTTTTCCAAAATTCAGGCCAGAGTGGTTCCCCCGATGGCATAATCGCAGGAAACTCAACCACCTCCCACTGGTCGGCCATCATGTCAGCCGCCTGTGCTTGTAGTAACCTGCCCGTCAGATCCTTCTTGGACCAGCGTGTCTGGACAATAATAATGGCACCACCAGGTTGGAGACGCTGACGCGGCCCAGATGTGTACCACTCGTAAGTATTGTCATAGGCAGACGACGACAGCGCGTCCTGCTCCGAATGCGGATCATCAATAATCAGTAGATCTGCACCGCGACCAGTCATTGCAGCACCCACCCCGGCTGCAAAATATTCCCCGCCCGCGCTGGTCTCCCATCGACCTGCTGCTTGGCTGTCCGGTTTCAGGTCAGTGTCTGGGAATACTTCGTGATACAGAGGATCGGCAATCAAATCCCTGACCTTACGACCGAATCTTACAGCAAGTTCGGTATTCATAGTAGCCTGAATGATTTTTAATTTGGGATTTCTGCCTAGGAACCACGAGGGCATCAAATATGAAGCGAATTCCGACTTCGAATGTCGGGGCGGCATGTTGACTATCAAACGCTTCAAGTTACCCGATGCGATGCGCTCCAGCTTCTCTGAAATGATTTTGTGGTGGCGCCCGACGATGAAGCCGTCATACACGTGCTGAACATATGACATAAATTTTTCTTGAGCCACGTCACGAAGCTCAAGGCGCTTTCTCTGCTCTTCGAGCAGCAGCATTTCCTTTAGCACTTCTTCAGGGAGGAGGTCTAAGTTACCCAACATGCTCGAACGATATTACGGCTCAACGAATTTATCAACCCAGCATACATATGCTACGCATATGTATGCTTCGCGCGCAAGGGGGGTAGGGGTTGCAATTTTGCAACTGCTTGTGGCCAATGTGCCACAGTAACCCCGATTGTTGCTGGTTCGAGAAAAGTCTTTTCTCCAAATAGTTATTGTGTCATCACTAATAAGCATCTACCGTTGTTTATGGGCAATGATGCCCTGATATATGTCTAGCCATAAGGAGATTTAGACATGCCAAAGATTAATATCCCTGTAACCATCACGCTGGATCTGCCAGCAGCCGCCGAGTGGGCGGACATCTTCAAGGCTGTGGACGAAGTGAAGCAGCAGCCGGCCAAAGTGTCCCGCACAATCGCACCCGCTAGCGCAAAGAAGCTGGAAGGAATTTCTGCCGCTTTACTGTCGCGGCTGGAACAGGGCGGCTCGCGGTTTGTGACCAGTCGCAATCTTATTCGTGCGGTGTACAGCCGGACTGGTAAGCGCATCGACAAGAACGCGATCCACCAGCACATCTATGTGCTGCGCACCACCCACAAGATGAAGATCGAAACACGGCCTTTGCGTGACGGCGGCGGTTATCGTTTAGCAAAGGAGGCATCGTGAATGGACACGGACCAGTTAGCGAAGGAGTTGGCAAAGATCAGGGCGGTGTTGTCCCCGCCGCTACCCGCCGGAAGCGAGTGCAAAGACTGCGCTGGAACAGGCGTGATCCTCGCCACACGTTCCGTCGTCGACCCAATACACGGAGGCTTTCAAGAAGAGTACGAAGAGCTTTGCGAGAGTTGTGAAGGTGAAGGGATCTAGCAACACCCAAGGCGGGCCGACTTTCGTCGGCCCGCCTTTTTTATGGCTCGATACTCGGGCAAAAAACCTGCGTACGCAGGTTTTTTATCGGGCGCAAGCGCAGGCGCTAGATCTGCCCGCAGGCTCTGACAACAGCGGGCCGCAGTCGCAGCCCGCAACTTTTCCCTTGATTTGTTAGTGATATTGTGTGACTGTTAACTATCATTACCATTGGAGGATTAACGATGAATGCCAAAGAATTGAAACAAGCGAGACAGGACAAAAAACTTTTGTCCAATGTGTCGAAGATGCCGGGCTATAGCATCAGTCGTGATGCATGGCTGTGCAACGTAGGCAGCAGGCTTGCCAAGATCGAAGGCAGCACATGCGCGAATTGCTACGCGCGTAAAGGCATGTATCGCATGCCGAACGTTCGTAAGAAGATGGTTGAGCGCGAAACGTTCTTCAATGCGCCCGATTTTGTGCCGCGAATGATTAACGTGTTGAACATCGTCCGCAGCGAATGGTTTCGCTGGTTTGATTCGGGCGACGTTGGCAGCGTCGGCATGGCGCTGAACATTATTGAAGTGTGCAGGCAAACACCAAACAAGCGCCATTGGATACCATCCCGCGAGTTCAAGGTTTGGACGCGCGCCCTACAGATCGACAAACTGCCCGAAAATGCAGTTTTGCGGATGTCTGCTCACATGGTGGACGGACCACGGTCCAAAGGATTCATCCACACTAGCACAGTGCACAGCGGGACGCGGTCCCTTTACGATATTCCACGCGGGCAGATCTGCCCGGCGCCACAGCAAGGCGGCAAATGCAACGAGTGCCGCGCCTGTTGGTCAACAGACATTGTCAATGTCTCCTATCATATAC